GTATTTAAAGTGGTGCCCCGTTGGAACATCAAACATTTATCGTAAAGCCTTATTTTATAAGGAACTAGTCTTTTTTTACTCTCAAAATTACTCTGACTTTATATATACTTGTCAGTAACCGCTGCTATTTCTTTTCTTATTTTGTTAGATAAATGTCCATATTTATTAACAGTAGTAGAATAATTGTTATGCCCAATTCTGCTGCTTATATGGTACAATTCTTTTCCTTCTGCCATCATAGTAGCAACATAAGTGTGTCTGAGATCGTACATTCTAATTTTAGTAACATTTGCTTTATAACAATAATAAGTAAATTGTTTTCTCAAATTAGTATCTGAATAAGGCTTTTTTCTTTTATAATTAAAAAATATAAGATTGTTATCATTGATAGCATAATTAGTATTTTCTATTAAAAACTTTTTATAATCTTTTACTTCGTTTATTATTTTTTTTGTAATATCAATTTTTCTTTGAGAATGATAGTTTTTTGTGTTAGATAGAAACTCTTCATCATTTATATCATAATTTATAGAATGTTTTATTTCAACTATTCCTAAATTTTCATCAAAGCAATCGAATGTTAAGGCTCTTGTTTCTCCAATACGATCTCCTAAACTAAATCCTATCAAAATAAGTATTTTTACCATGCTTGCTCTCATAACATCATTTTTATTTCCATTTATTATATCATCATCTAAGGTGTTTAATACTTTCTTTAATTCTTCAGGAGTCCAAAATTTCATTTCACTTTTTTGTACTTTATATTTTTCTATAGCATCCATCGGTGAAACAATTAAATATTCTTCACTTATACACCAGTTAAAAAAGGTTTTTAATTCTTTAATAATTTGATTCTTTTCCTTGTCGGTTGTATCTATATTATCTATAAAAGTTGCTAGTTCTTCTTTTTTTAATTTAGATACTCTTGTTTTAATTTTTCCTTTTAAATATTTATTATATGTTTTAATTTTCCTTTTCATGGTATTGTATGCCAGTTTTTTAATGTTTTTACATGCATAAATATATTTACACCATAAAGTATCAAAATCTTCGCTACAAGCAATTTCTTGACCTTTTTGAGCCTTTATTTTTTTGCTATCTCTTATTTTAAGAGCATCTTCTAATTTCATTATTTTTTTACCATCAATTCTAGATATACTACTTTTGACTGGCTTACTTATCATAATAACATAATTTTTATTTTTCTTATGTCTATATATATTTTGATATCTTGTATTTTCATATACTTTTTTGTCCATTTTAACCTCCAATTATTTACATATTTATTTATTTTTGATATAATTAGAGTGCATAGAAAAAGATTGTCTGTCGTGATTCAATTTTTATTTTATGCACTATTCTAGTACCTATTGCAACTGGGTGCTAGTTTTTATTTACTAAGAAAAACTACTAATCTATCTTCATCTAACGAATTAATAATTATTTCTTGATTATTATATCTTTCATCAATTATTTTTCCTACCACTTCTTTATTGTCATATAAAAGATTATCTTTTATATCAAATACACTACCATTAGAATAATTCTTATATAATTCAATTTTAAATCTGTTTAAATATCCATTTTGGCATATGATTAGAAAATCTATCATATCGCCAACAACATTTTTAACAATACCATAGCTATATTCGTGACAATAATATTCTTCTTTTTTGCTTATTTTATTTGATACATAACCATCATTATAACTTGATAAATAATAATTATCATTGTCGACATCAACATCTATTTTTAATATTTGACCAGCATATACAGATTTATTTTTCTTTAATTTTACACTGATTGGGTGCGCCGATATTTTAGGCTTTTTTGGTTTAAATAAGTTAAAAAACATTTTCTTCCTCCTTTATTGTTTCTATTATAAACTTTATATAATTATCTGCTTCATCTTCATATTTTTCAATATAAAAGGCAAATAAGTCTTTATTGACTTGTTTTAATTGACTTAACTCTATATGTGCTAATTCATGCAATATAGTTTTTTTTCTTTTGTAGTATGATAATTCTTTATTTACAAAAATATTATATATATTTTCATAACTAAATATAAAGCCATTAATTCCTTCAGGTAAATAAATCAATGTTATACAAGCATTATAGTAATTAAGTAATTCTTGCTGTGTTATTTCCCTTTTTAATAAACTAATTATATTCATACTTTTTACTCCTTATCTATAAAAAGTACCTGTACTAGCATACTTATTCTTCTTTTCCTAATTGTTTATCAATTTCTTTTTTCCTTTTTTCTATTATAAACTTTATATATTCTTTGTCATCTTCAGTAAGAACATCTTTATTCTTATCGAATAAAAGTTCAAACTCATCAAAAGAATTATTTTCTTTTTTTTCTAAATCTACTCCTGTTAGATTAGCAACACTAATATTTAGTGCATCTGCAACATCCAAAATATTATCTAGCGATGGGGATATTTCTTCATTTTCCCATCTCGCAATCGTTGTTTGATTTACGTTTGCGAGTTCTGCTAATTTGTTTTGGGAAAGCTTATTTTTTTCTCTAAGAAATTTAAGATTTTTACTAAATAGACTCATAAACTACCTCCTTACAAGTCAATGATAGCATAAAAACATTAAAAAAGCAATAAAATTTATGCTTTTTTGCATTTTTAGTATTGACTTCTGCAAATAAGCATAGTATAATGAAGATGTTAGGAGGTAAACATGAAAGAAACATTTAAAGAAGTAGTTGCTAATGAATTACGCGCACTTAGAGCAAGAAGTAATTTAAAACAAAAAGAAGTTGCTAATATTGCTGGTATTGACATTATGACAGTAGCAAGATATGAAAATAATTCAGTTTCAATGCAATTAGATATGTTAGAAAAAATATTATCAGTTTATAATGTTCCATTAAATATTTTTTTTACGAATGTATCTGCAAATATGCAGAATTAAAGAATCACGACAGACAGGAGGTCTTAAAATGAAAGATTACTATAATGCTAAAGATGTGCAACAAATTACTGGCGCAAGTAAAAGTTTAGCATATGCAATAATTCAGAAATTACAAAAAAAATTTGAGGAAAGGTATCCAGAAGCGATAACTATTCAGAGCAAAATACCTAAATGGTTTTTTGAAGAAATTATGATGAATAAGAAAGGTGGTGTAGAAAATGAAAAAAACTAAATTTAAATTAAAAAATGTATTTAAATTAATTGCTCTAGTTAGTTGTTTAGGAATAATAATTTATGATTTATATATGTTATTAATCTATCCTATGGTATCAGGAAGTTTAACAAGTTGGAGTACATTTGGATTTGTAACTTTTATAATATCATTAATTATTAGTTTAGATATTATAGAGCAAATAAAAAGTGTGTCAACCATTCAACCAGACACACTATAAAAAGGCATTTGTTTGCTTTTTACATACTTAATTTTATCACAAATTAATGTATGTGTCAATTTCTTCAAGTGGGTTTTGGAGAAAGGAAAAAAATGGAAGATAAACCAAATTACTATTCAGTCATACCAGCGATAGTAAGGTATGATAATGAATTAAAACCAAATGAAAAATTATTATATGGTGAAATATCAGCCTTGACAAATAGAAATGGAGAATGTTGGGCAAGTAATGATTATTTTGCTAAACTATACGATAAATCAAAAGATACTGTATCAGATTGGATATCAATGCTTAACAAAAAAAGGTATATAAGTGTTGAGTTAATCAGAAGTGAAACTACTAAAGCAATTGAAAAAAGAATTATAAGAATTAATCCTCTACTTGCTAATATTGATTTGGTACCAGTAAAATCACCTATAGGGTATAGGCAAAAAAGCCTAGAGGGTATAGGCAAAAAAACCGAAGAGAATAATACAAGTATTAATAATACAAGTATTAATATAAAAGAAATAAATAAAGAAAGATTTGAACTATTCTGGAAAGAGTATCCGAGAAAGGTAAATAAGTTTAAAACTGAAGAATGGTTCAATAAAAATAGTTTAACAGATGAACAGTTTGATTTAATTATAACTAAACTTAAAAAGTATAAAGACACAACAGATTGGAAAAAAGACAATGGTAAATATATTCCATATCCAACCACTTGGTTAAATCAAAAAAGGTGGGAGGATGATGTAATATCAATATCAGAAAGCAATAATCCTAATAATATCGTTAAATATTCAGATGAATGGTGGAAGAAGTTAGGAAGTGATTCTGGTGACTAAAGAGCAAACAAAAAATCTTTTTAGAAGAATTAAATCACACTATCAAGAATTTGCAGTTGATGACTTTAAAGTAGAAGAGTGGTACAAAGAATTAAAAGAATATGATTACGAAGACATCACAAAAAGGTTAGAGCTTCATTTAAACTCAGAGGAGTATGGACAAGTAGTTCCGAAATTATGGTTTTTAAAGAAAGGAATATTAACTATTGCTGAAAAGAAAGAATCTAAAGTCTTTAAAAATCCTGTAATCTGTCAAATATGTGGAAGACCAGTTTCATTAAGAGGTTATGATATCCATTATGCCAAATGTTCTGCAATTGATTATATGCAAAGGCAAATCAAAAAGATTTATGACAAAGATACACCTCGTGAACTATTAGAAAAAATGACAGATGAAGAATTTAATGTTAAGTATAATACCTTACTATCTATAGTTCAAAATAGAACCAATAATCCTTTTCAAAAAAAAGTAATTATGGAGATATTTCATCCAGGTACTGGGATAACAGTAGATGAAGTAGTTAAAAATATATGATTAGAGGTCGTAAAGAATATATGATTAGTTATGATGGTTTATATGAACTAATTCCAAATGATCGATTTATTACTAAAACCGAATTAATTCAATTAACTGGTTTAAGCGATAGAGTCTTAAGAGATATGGTTAGTCATATTAAAATGAATAAAACAATCATTAGTAATTGCGATAAAAAAGGATACAAAAGAGGAAAAGGGACTGAATTATTAAAGACTATAGATGAGGCGGAATATGAACTTGATATAGTAAAAAAATCTATTAAAGAAATTAATTCAAGAAAGAAAGTATATAATAAACAACTTAGACAATACATTGCTTATATGAAAGTATTAGAAAAGAAATTGGAGGAGTTAAAAAATGAATAAAACAGAAGTTACCTTAGATAGTATTTCACTAGAAATTGCTAAACTATTTTCACTTGAAAAAAAGATAGTCGAATTAAACATTTCAATAAATATAGATGTTGCAACAAAAGAAGAATTGAAAAAGAAACTTCTAGAAAAGAGAAAAAAAATTTATGAAATGAGAGATATTTTAATTGAAAATGGATTATTAACTGGAGGTGATGATAGTGAGTAATCTTGATTGTCCATCATCCTTAACTAGGGCAGACTTAAAAGAGTTTAAAAAACAATTTCCGAAAATATTAAAAAGTAAGAAGAGTGCAAAAGATTATTTACTCGCATTAAGAAATTATGATTATGTTGTTGCAGAACTTTATTGTACTAGAAACAAATTAGCAGAATCCAGAAAAAATCTTCAAGAACTAAGTAAATTTAATGATCAAAAAATGCAAAAAATCTTTAGCTTACAACAGCAACTTGAAGATAATGAAAAATACTATTGGATGAAATATAAAGATTTCAAAGAGATAGAAAATAAATTAAAAATAACTGAGGAAAGAAGAAGAGTTAATTCTGGTAAAATAGGCGGTTTGGTTAAACAAAATAATATACTTAATCAAAAAAATGAATTATATTTACAAATTATTGATTCAAAAGATAGAGATTTAAAACAAGCCGCGATTATAATTAAAGGCTTAAACGATAAAATTAAAAGCTTAAAAAACAAACCAACAATAGAAGAACTAAAAGAATACGAAAGAACTAGGAAGTCTCCTAGAAAGAATAAAAAATAGTTAGGAGGTTGAATATATGGCAAGAAGAATTAAACATACTGGAGGTCAAAAAAGAACATTACCAATTAAAGATAAAAGAATGCTTGATAGAGTAATGACTTATCTCTTACTTGAAAGAGATCATGCTAAAAGTGATATTAAATATTATCAAGGTTATAGAAACTACATGTTATTTCTTATAGGTTTAAATACAGCCTTCAGAGCAGAAGATTTACTTCAATTAAGAGTAAAAGATGTTGAGAAGGGTTATGTTTCAATAAAGGAAAATAAGACTGGTAAAATGCAAAATTTTAGAATGAATAAAAAACTCTATGATGAAATTCTTGCATATATTCAAAAGTTTGAATTAAAATCAAATGATTATCTATTTATGGGGCAGAAGAAAAAGGATACTTTTAAAGGTATTACGAAAAAAGTTATCTATCCCATTACTAGACAAAATTGTAGATTAATATTTGAAAGAGTAGCATTAGCTAATGGTATAGACTTTAATTTTGGGTTACATAGTCTTAGAAAGACATTTGGTTACTTTTATATGGTAAATGGTGGTAATTTAATAACATTAATGAAAATGTATAATCACGATGAACCTTCAACAACTTTATTGTATGTTATGTGGGATACCAAAGATGCTGAAAAGGAAAGAGAAGCTACTTTTTTAGGAGGTAAAAAATAATGATATTATCAATAGAAGAACTTGATACATTGATAAAAAACAAAAAAAGATATGCAGAAATCTTATTATCACAAATAGGATCTGAGGATCTAAAAGATAATTTTGACAAGCAAAGAAAAATAATGATTGAATGGCTTCAAGTCATTGCTAGAGTAGAAGAACTAATTAATTATAAAAGGAAAAGAGAAAGTGAGGTGTATAAAAATGATTAAAAAGAAAGTTTGTAATGTTTGTAATTGTAATTTTGAAATTAAAACTTCTAAAAAATATTTTGTAAGAGTAGAAGGTCTTATAGGAAAACATAGTATTTATGATGCTTATGATTGTCCACATTGTGGGTGCCAAATGTTAATAAATAGAAGGTATCCTGAAGTTATAATTACAGCAAAAAACGAAAATAAAACTAATAGGTAAGTTTTTTGTAAAAATGATATATGAAAAAACAACTCAATTAACTGAAAACAAAAGAAAAAGTAACACTTTTAAACAAAAGATTTAAAACTTGTCTATTTTAGGTGTTATGTAAAGTTTTTATAGGAGAAATTATGAAAGAAAAAAAGATTAGTTTATCTCAAATGTTGAAATTAAAAAAAGAGTTCTCTATGAGTAAAACAGAGAGAGAACAATTAAGAATACTGAAAAAAGAAAAACAAGAAGATATAAAGACTTATTTAATAATAATTAATCTATTGTTACTAACAGCAATATTTAGCTATGTGTTATATCTGATGTGGACTTATAAGTGGTAAGAGGAGGTATTAATAATGACTAGAGAAGAAATATTAAATAAATATGTAAAATTAATTGATAAAGGTTATTGCAGTTGCTGTAACGAACTCAATTGTATAGATAATTTTCCACATAAAAAAATAGCCATTGCAATATTAGAGGTATTATCACAAAACAAATCACTAAAATTAAAAAATATGCGATTAAATAGAGAAAAAAAACAATTAGAACTATTAGTAGAAAGTTTATATTTAAAAACTACTTTAAATCAAGAACAAGAAGAACTTTTAAATAAAATATTATTTGGTAAGGAGGAAAAATAATGCTAAGAATTAAAGATAATTTGTTTATAAAAAGTAAAATAAAATGCATCACAAGGTGCTATAGTATATTACTTAATTGTTCATATTTAAAGGTAATATTTACTGATGGTAGTGCACAAAATGTCAAAGATGCAACAATAGATGATGTTATAGATTTAGATAGAGAAGGTGATAAATAATGACTGCTAAAGAGATGTTTGAAGATTTAGGATATAAATATCAAGAGAGTTACTTTGAACAGGAACTTAATGAAATTAGATATATAAGAACAAATAAGTTTGCAACTTGCGTGGATTTTAATCTTAACCATAAGTGCATTAAAACATTTAGATTTGATGATGAAAACAAAAGTGCTTGGTGTGATTCGGAGTTGTTAAAGGCAATAAATAAACAAGTAGAAGAATTAGGCTGGAATAAGGAGGGCTAAATGATATTATATATACCATTAATATTCTGGGGGTTAATTGGTATAGGAGCGATAGTAGGAATTATTTTAATGATAAAGGAGTGGAATGATGAATAAACAAGAATTAATCGGTAAATTACAAATGGTATACATCGGAGATAAAAATGCACTAAATGAGATGGTAGGTTACTATGATGGTTTAAAAGAAAGCATTGAACATTTAAAACAAGAAAATAAAAAACAAAAAAAAATACTTGATGAAATATATAACCATTGTGAATCAAGAATTAATGTGTGTAAAAGTTTACAGTCAGATGACGAATGGGAATGCTGTATTGCTGAATTAGATGGTGTTATATCCATATTAAAAGAGGTGGAATAAATGAAGCGCGTGAATATTACAAATGCCGATATAGTCAAAAGTATGAGCAGTGAACAAAAACATGATTTTGCTAATTATTGCATTGCAAATGGAATAAAGCCAGAAGAGGTTATTGAACCTATAAAAAAAATAGCAAATATAACAATTAATTGTGCTATAAATTTATGTAATAAATATTTTGAAAGTCCTGCTGGTAAGGAATATCTAAATATGAGAAAAAGAATCGATAGAATAGGAGAATGAGTATGAAAATAACACTTTATGAATTGTTAAAATTAATGTTAGAAAGGAAAGCACCAAAAACAATTAAATTATTTAATGAAAGGATGACTTTTGTAGAAACTGCCGAATGGGGAGATTATGAGGGCGATAAGATAAAATTATCTGATTTTAGAATAATTGATTGTTTAACTGAAAAAGTAGAAATAATAGAAGAAGATACGAAGTTGAAAAAAATAAACTTAAATTATTCTGTTCCAAATGCAATATACGATATGAAAGTATTAAGAGAAACATTAGAAGAAATAATTGAAAATCAAAGAATACATGAAGACAGAATCAATGAATTAATAGATGAAGTAAATAAATTAAAAGGAGAAAAATAATGGAATTATGGATTAGAAGTCAAGATAAAAAAGATTTAGTTAAAGTTAATTCTTTATGGATAATGGATAATCAAATATGGATGGAAGTTCCTTTTTATGAAAATCATAAGAAATTAGGATTAACCATATCAGGACATAATCATAAGTTGGCAGAATATGAAACAGAAGAAAGAGCATTAGAGGTATTAGATGAAATACAAAGAATAATATATCCAAAAGAGTATATAGAATTTATCTCACAAATAAAGAATGAAAGTATAACAGAAGTAATTAAAAACCATTACAGTTATTTAAGTTCTTATGTTTATGAAATGCCAGAAAAATAGGAGGAATTATGAAAGATATAAATATAAATTATAATGGCTTGAACTTTGAAGAAAAGATATCATTAAAGATAAATTACTTATTAAGTTTACCAGCAAGTGAAACAGATTAAGAGTGCATTAATCAATTTGAAGTGGGTACTTGAAATATATCAAGAGGAAAAAGTGAAAGGAAGAAGAAGATAATGAATAAAATTAAAGAAGCAGTTAAAACTGACAATGGAAAGTTAAAATATGTAATTCAATTGGAACAGGAGGAAAATAATAAACTATATTTATATCTCGACAGCCAAAACAGAATATATTTTGATAGTAATTGCTATGCTTTTGATAGATATACAATATTTGACATTAACACAGAAGGTCATAAGGTGGCAAAAGAGATATTCTTAACCTATTTGCAAGCAGAAGTTAAAACTAAATTACTAGAACTAAAGCAATTAGAATTAATTCTTGATGAACTTGGTTTAAAAGAAGTTATCAGAAAAACAATTATTGATAATTCTTCAACATTGTTAGAAACGAAAGAAGAAATAATTAAAGAAAGCATAGAAAATACTAATAAAATTATTGAATCAAGAGTTAGACCAATAGCAATAAAAAAGAAGAAAGAAGAATTGCAAGTATGAATGTAGAAGAAGAAGTAAGATTTAATGTTCCAATAATAACTAAAGAAGAATTACGATATATTGATTATAATTATAATAATTTAGTAGAAAAATATCTATCAGAATATAAAAGCCAAAGAGACCATTTATTAACTCAAAGACTAATATACAATTTAGAACGAGAAAATAAAAAATTAAAAAAACAAAATAAATTCTTAATGAAAAGAGAAAACAAATTACAAGTTTTAGAAATGAAACAAAAAGAGTTTATAAAGTGTTTAGAAGATATGTTAGACAATGAAAGCGATATATTTTCAGTAGTTAGAGTTAAAGATGTTTTACAAAAATATAAACAAATAATAGGAGCTGACAATAGTGATTGAATTTCTTATGGTGATCTTATTTGTTGGTCTAACTACGTGTGTTGGTTTGTATAGCATAACACGAGTTGATTATAGTTCTCTTTCTATGGCATCAAAAATATTTACTATTTTTTTGAACTTATTATTAATAATCATTGGTATGTTTATAATTTATATATTATCAGGCTTATCGGCTGCAGTTATTGGAGGATAAAATGTATAAGCAATTAAAAAAACAAATAGATGATAAAGAAATAATCACAAAAAACATACGTGAATTAGAGGACAGAATTAAATTTAAAATTCAGAAACAATTAGGATTACATGGAACATCTTTTTCTGATATTAAGATTGAAGCAATAGGAAAAAAAGATGATAAATTTCTAAGGACTTTTTCTCAAATAGAAAATTTGGATAAAGACAGATTAATATTAATTGAAGAAAGAGATATAATAGATAAATTTCTAAATGACATTTATAAGTCTATTTCTAAAATGGGAAACTTGGAACTTAATGTATTTAAATCAAGATATATTTTAGGATTAACACAACAGGAAACTGCTACTAGATTAAACTATACTATAGATAGAATAAAACAGATTGATAGAAATATTAAAGAAAAATTAAAAGATTACACTTTTATTACACCATAAGGATGTTATAATGTGTAAAATGAAATAATTATAACTTTGTTTCATTAACCTTTTTATTTGGAAGACACTGATGTGTCTTTTCTTTTTGGAGTAAATTAGAATATGGCTAAAGAGTGGGCAAAGAAATTTTATCAATCAAATAGTTGGATTAATACAAGAGATTACATTATGAGTAAGTATTTTTATGTGTGTCAAATATGTCATGAAAGACCTGCTGAAATAGTCCATCATATTATTTGGTTAACACCAAGTAATATAAACGATCCTAATATAACATTAGGCGAAAAGAATCTTATACCTGTATGTAGAGAATGTCATGCACTAATTCATGAAGGAGTACCTTCTACAAATGAAGAGGTTATGTTCAATGCTAATGGTGAACTTGTAAGGAGGTAACATGATACTAAGAATATTAACAGACAATAACTATTTAGATGTTGAATTAAAAGAACAGATAGATACAGAAAAATTAATTGAAGCAATAGATAACTCAAGTACGATAATGGTAGACACAAAACAAGACACAACATTTTTTATAAATACAATAAATGTTGTGGCAATAGAAATAATAAATACACCCCCCCATAAATAATAAATAGGCCTATATATATAAACCGCGCGATGAACCTTCAAATACCCCAGAAAGGTAAAAATCATGTGAGGGGGGGTAAGGAGAAATAAAAATGAAAAAGAAAGAAGAAAAATTAGATGAAATCAAAGAAAAAGAGCAGAAGATAGTAGATACTCAAAAGAAGAAAATAATGTCTATTAGAAAGGCAAGAATTACAAAAGAAAAAAATAAATTATATAAGTTATTTTTTACAACAAATATAGAAAAGAAACACATAATAAATAGACTTATAGATCGTGCCTCTTTTTTATTAATTCTTTCTGAAGATATGGAAACTCAAATAAAAGATAGTGATTTAACTATTTTAACTGTTAATTCATATCAATCATTTACTAAATCTAATCCTCTCTTAAAAGATTATAGAGATACTGTTAAATCTTATCAAACAGTATTAAAACAATTATGTGACTTGATTAAAAATGATAGTCAAATGGATGCTAATGAATCTGATGAATTAGAAGAGTTTCTAAAAAGATGAATTATATCTTAGCATATTATAATCTTATCAAGAGTGGCAAGATAGAAGTATCAAAGAAAATTGCTAAACAATATGAAAATATAGTTTATGAATTAAACAATCCTGATAAATATCATTTTGATATAAATAAGGCTAATAGACCTATAGAATTTATCGAAAAATTTTGTAAGCATTCTAAAGGACAATGGGCTGGTAAACCTGTTATTTTAGATTTATGGCAAAAGGCAATTATTCAAACAGTATTTGGATTTGTAGATGATAAGGGATTTAGGAAATATAGAGAAGTCTTTATTGTAGTAGCAAGAAAAAATGGTAAATCAACTTTACTTTCTGCTATTGGCTTGTATATGTTATTTGCTGATGGTGAAGGTGGTGCACAAGTATGTTGTGTTGCTTCTAAAAAAGACCAAGCAAAAATAGTATTTGAAGAAGCTTCCAACATGGTTTCACAAAGTAAATTGTTAAAGAAACATATCAGAAAAAGAAAAGGTGACTTATATGTAGATTTAACATTTAGTACATTTGAACCATTAGCGAGTGATTCAAATACACTTGATGGTTTAAATATGCATTGTGGTATATTAGATGAAGTTCATGCATGGAAAGACAGAAATATATATGATGTATCTAAACAATCAATGGGAGCAAGGCAACAGCCACTCCTTTTTACAATTACAACTGCAGGTTTCGTAAGAGAAAATATTTATGATTCTTTATATGAATTATCTGAAGATATATTAAATGGTGTAAAGAAAGATGAAAGATTTATTGCTTTCATTTATGAATTAGACTCTAGAAAAGAATGGCTTATTCCAAAGATGTATCAAAAGGCTAATCCAGGATTAGGAACCATAAAGAGTATGGAGTATATAAAAGACCAAGTCAAAAGAGCAAAGAACGATAAAAACTATTTACCAACATTATTGACCAAAGACTTTAATATTCGTGAAACTGGAGTAGGTGCTTGGCTTTCTTTTGAAGTAGTTGATAATAAAGAAAATTTTGACCTAAAAGAATTAACAAACTGCTATGGTATTGGTGGTGTTGACTTATCATCAGTTGGAGATTTAACCTGTGCTTCTTGTTTAATAAAAAAAGAACAAAAATTGTATTTAGCACAGATGTACTTTATTCCAGAAGAAAGAGCAGAACAAAAAGAAAAAGAGGATAAGGTTCCATATTCTATTTGGAAGGAAAATGGCTATATAAGATTTTGTCCTGGAGCAAGAGTTAATTTTTCTGATGTAACAGAGTGGTTTAATGAATTAAGAGATAAATATAATATTTTTACTGTTTGGGTTGGTTATGATCAGTGGGGTGCTCCACAATGGGCGGAGGAAATGAAAAATAATGGTTATACACTGGAAACTGTTATTCAAGGTGCAAAGACAATGAGTACACCAATGAAGATTCTTGCTGCTGATTTAGAAAGTAAAAAAATTAATTACAATAATAATCCTATTTTAAAATGGTGTTTAACAAATACACAAATTGAAATAGATAAAAATGATAATATAAGACCTGTAAAGGGAAGAAATGCTAAGCAAAGAATTGATGGAGCGGTTTCTTTGATAGATGCATATGTTGTTTATCAACGACATTATGATGACTTTTTTAATTTGTAGGAGGAATTATGGGAATATTTAAGAAAATTGAAAAAAGAAAAAGTGAAAAGAAATTAACAAATACATTTAAATTATTGACAGGTTATAGTCCTATTTATGCTTCATATGAAGGTGGTTTATATGAAATGGGATTAACTAGAACTTGTATAGATAAGATTGCTACTCAATGTTCAAAACTAAATCCAGTCTGTAATGTAAATAAAAATTATAAAAGAATAGTAAGCATTCTGCAAACTAAGCCAAATAGATTAATGACCTTGCAGCAATTTTTATATAGATTGGTAACTATTTTATTGGTTGAAAATAATGCCTACATAGTTCCTGTATATGAAAATGATTATTCAGACATAATTATAGGTTTTTATCCTGTTCGTGCAACTGGCTCAAAAATAGTTACTGATAAAGGAATTGATTATTTAGTTTACAAGATACAGGAAGAAACTTTTGCTATTGAGTATGACAGAGTAGGCTCTCTTAGAAGGCATCAATACAAAAAAGAATATATGGGAGAAACAAATGCTGCACTTAAGCCTACTATGGATATTCTTGATGTACAAGAACAAGGTATTAAAGAAGGTATTAAGTCTTCTGCAATGATAAGATTCCTAGCAAGGTTAAGTGTAGTTCAAAATCCAGAATCAATAGCAAAAGAACAGCAGAGATTAAAAGATGAACAATTAGCTATAGAAAATAATGGTGGCATTTTAATTTTTGATAATAAATACTCTGATGTACAAAAAGTTGATTCTAAACCTTTTATTGTTGATAAAGATAATATGGATTTAATAAAAAATAATGTCTTTGATTATTTTCATATGTCAGAAGCGATTCTTCAAAACACTGCGAGTGAAGATCAATGGAACTTGTTTTATGAAGATGTAATCGAGCCGCTTGCAATTCAAATAAGTCAAGTATTAACTAATATGATAATTCAACCTAAAGATATTGAGAAAGGTCTTGCTATTACTTTAGAATCAACTAAATTACAATTTGTTTCAAACAATACTAAATTACAAGTTTCTCAACAACTTTTTGATAGAGGAATTCTTTCAGTTAATCAAGTTATGGATATATGGAACTTAGCACATGTTCCTGATGATGAAAATAAACGTTATATACGTAAAGAATATACTGAGGTTCAAAGATTAGATGATAGTATTGAATTAAAAAAGGTAGGTGAAGAAAGTGGAAAAGAATAATGAATATGAAAAAGTAGAAATAAAAGAAAATCATACTATTGAATATTTAAACAATTTAAAAAAGACAACTTATAAAGATAAAAAAGTTGTTTTTATTTTACCTAGTGGAAAGGAGTACAAACCAAATGATAAGTAAAGATAGAAGTTATAGAAGTTTTGATTTTAGAGCAAAAGATGAAGATGGAAAGATGATTATTGAAGGCTATGCTGTTACTTTTGAAAAGCCAACTGTAATGTATACATTTGATGGAATTGATTATAAAGAACAAATAATGAAAAGTGCTTTTGATAAAACTCAAATGTCAGATGTTGTTCTAAATATAGATCACGGTGGTAAACCTATTGCTCGTACAAAGAATAAAACTTTAGAGCTTACTTTAGATGAAAAAGGCTTATTTATTCGTGCTGATTTAAGTGGTACATCTGCAGGTAGACAAGCCTATGAAGAAATTAAGGGTGGTTACTTTGACAAAATGTCCTTCTGCTTCATCACCAGTGATGATGGAGAGGAATATGACAAAGATACACATATGAGAAGTATCACAGGAATTGAAAGACTATTTGATGTAAGTGTAGTTACTTTTCCTGCTTATGATACAACTTCTGTTTATGCAAGATCCTACTTTGAAGCGGAGGCAGAAAAAGAGCACTTGGAGAAGTGTAAGATCGAGCAAGAAAGGAAGGAACGTCTGCTAAGACGTAAAAAAATAGCACTAAAAATAAAAATTAAGGAGGAAGTTTAAAATGACTTTAGAAGAAGTTAAAGAAGAACTAAAAAAGATAGTTGAAAAACTAGAATCTAGTGATGATATGACAGATGAAGAAATATCTGAATTAGAAGAAAAGGCTGCTAAGTTAGAAGCAGAAAAAAGAAGCCTAATTACTAAGGCTGAAAAGAGAAAAGAAACTCTTGAAAAAATAAAAAGAAATTCTACTGGTTATGATGTAGAAACAGCAGAAGAAGGAAAGGAAGAAAGAAATATGAATGAAGAAAATATAAGAAGTTCAAAAGAATACAGAAGTGCATTCTTAAAAAGATTACAAAGAAAGGATTTAACTGAAGCTGAGGAAAGAGCATTAACTACTGCATCTAGTTCAGTAGGTGCTGCAATTCCAACAATTACTCAGAATTTAATTATTGAAAAAGTTTTCCAAGTTGCTCCATTACTAAATGAGATAACTCTACTTAGAGTTGATGGTAATGTAACATTTGCAGTAGAATCAACTGTTAATGATGCTACACTTCATACTGAAGGTGCTACTATTACTGAGAGTGGTGATGTATTAATTCCAGTTTCATTAGGACAATACGAAGTTAACAAGTATATCACTATTTCAAAATCTGTTTCAAAAATGAGTATTGATGCATTTGAAACATGGATTACAAATATGTTAGGTAAAATGATTGCAAAAGCAATTACAAATCTAATCATTAATGGTACTGGTTCTAGTCAACCTAAAGGTATTGATAAGGCTGCTACTTGGGGAGATACAAACTCAGTAACAGTTGGCAAAACCGCTTCACTTAGTGAAGCTAATGTTCTTACTTTAGTAGGTTTATTAAATGGTGGATATGATGCAAATGCTAAATGGTTAATGAGTAAAAAGACATTAATTAATGATTTCAGACCACTTCAAGATAAATCAAAGAATGATATTTTTGTAAAAGAAAATGGTATTTACTATATTGAAGGATATCCAGTTTTACTAGATGAAAGAGTTGCTGAACATGATGCATTCTTAGGAGATCTAACTATGTATGTTGGTAACTTAGGTGAAGAAGTAACTGTTGACCAAGACAAAAAGTTATCAAGCAATTCATTTGAATTCTTAGGTTCTGCTATGTTCGATGGTAAACCAGCAGTTAGTGATGCATTTGTTAAATTAACAAAGGCAACTAGTTAGAATTAGATTGGAGGTATAAGGCAATGCTAAATAAAGTCAAATTAGCACTAAGAATCAATAATAATGCTTATGATGAGGAAATTACTGATTTAATCGGTGCTTGTAAGAAAGAATTAGAATTGGCAGGCATTGCCTCTTCTAATATTGTTGATACAGATCCTATAATTATTCGAGCCATTATATTTTATTGTAAATCTAACTTTGGATTAGATAACGATGAACACGAAAAGTGGTTACTTTCATATGAATCTTTAAAAGCATTTTTATGCTTGAATTATAGAAAAGGTGATTCAAGTGTATAAAGATGTCGGCTATTTTATGAAGGAAGTACAAACACTTGATAAGATGCATAGACCTAAAGTATCATACAAAGAAGAATTGTTTTATTGTAATGAACTAAGTATAACTCAAAATGAATTTTATCAATCTGCAACTGCAGGCTTTAAACCTGAAATTAAACTTAAGACAAAATTAGTTGATTTAACTGATGTGTCTCATGTTAAGTATGAAGGAAGATTATACAAAATACTTAGAATATATAAGGATGGAGATAACATAGAATTGACTTTAGTTTCTACTGTTATTGATAATAAAGAAAATGTATAATTCACAGGTGGAATTTACTGACACTTCTAAAGAGTGTATTCAGATGATGAGGAAACTTGCTAAAGATGCTTTAAAGGAAGGCGCAAAGATAGTAATGCCAATTATTCGAGATAGTATGCCAATTAAAAGAGGTTTATTAAAAAAGTCTATCAAAAGTTGGGCTAAGATTGATTTTAAAACAGGTCAGCCTTATCTTGATATTGGTTATTTAAGTCGTTCAGAAATGAGAAAAAAATATGGTATTAAATACTTTGTGAATCCTACATGGCTTGAGTTTGGAGTGCAACCGCATTCAATTCAAACTAATCAATTAAAGAATCTTCAAAAGGTAACATACGAACTTCATGATAATAATACAAAATATGGCTATTTTGTTCAGCATCCTGGTATTGGCTCTAAAAACTTTTTGAGAAATAAGGTATATGAAAATGCTGATAAAATAAATGATGCTATGCAAGAAAAACTAAAAGAACTAGAAGATTATGTTTTATCCGAAGGTATGACTATTGATTTGGGAGGAGATGAAGAAATTGAATAAAAAATTTTTAACTGCTTTATTAAATAAGTGTAATGAAATAATACCTACTTATTATGAAGAAGCTTTAAAAAAAGCACAATTTCCATTTGGAGTAATTCCTACATTAACGATAAATCCTCTTAACTATGGTTATCAATGCCTTTTTGATATAGAACTTTTTGTTAATGAATTATCTGATTCTTGTGTTGAAGATTTATGTGATAAATTAATTAGTGGACTTGATGGATATTCTTATATGGATCAAGATATTGGTTTCTATTTAATGTTTGATAATCAATATTTAACTAAGCAAACAGAACAAGACTTTACTATGCGTAAAGTTTCTTTTGTTGCTCGTATATTTTGAAAGGAGAAGTTATTATGGCTTTAGTAAATCTATCTACTGATGATAAGAAAAAAATACAAATAGATGAAGGTATAGTTGTGATTGACATGGGTGAGCCTACTGAAAAAGTATTAGGACCTACCAGAGGTGGTGCTGAATTTACTGCTACTCCATCAATTCGTGATATTGAATTTGATGGTAGAAAAGGGAAATCAAAAGGCATGCAAATAAAAGATGGCGAAGATGTCTCTGTCAAGATTAAATCTCTTTGTTGTTCTTTAGAAAGTCTAAAACTTGCAATACCTGGCGCTACTATTGATACTTCAAAGAAAGAGTTAACACCTGGTGGTTTTGGAGTAATTCCTGATACTGCATATCTTAAGAATGTTGCAGTTATTACCAAGATGTTAGATAATACTTATACTATCATTAAAGTATCTAATCCTATGCATGAAGGTGCCTTTGGTTATAAGGGTGTTCAAAAGGCTGAGAACGAACACAATCTAGAATTTTTAGGGCATTATGATCCTACTTCTAGTAGTGAAGAGAATATTTGGAAAATAACTACAAGTGAAACTAACCCATTAGCGGGATAAATGAAGGGAGCATTGCTCTCTTTTCTTATTTTTATGTCGTAAGTATAAGAAAAGAGAGTGATGTAGTAAAGAAAGGAATATATTATGGAAAATTTAAAAATAACACCTAAAATATTATGTAAATTGTCATTAATAATTAATAAAATGGGGATATCTTCTCTAATTATGAAATTGAATGTTGAATCGGGTGATGAAACTAGAGATAATGAAATCTTAGTTAAAGAGTTGATCTCTTTGTTTATGGATAATTTATATAAGTCAGAAACAGAAATAGTTGAACTCATTTCTTTAATGAAAAATATATCAAAGGAAGAGGCTGAAAATGAAGATGTTATATCTATATTTAAAGAACTTCTTACTGATGAAAGAATAAAATCTTTTTTAAAATTAGCTTAGGATTTGGTACACCAGGAATTCTAAGGCTATGCTATAAATATTATGGTGGAATAGACTTTTTTGATAATTATGATTATGAACTTTTTATTGATTGCTTAGAGTATGCAGTTAATAAAGAAAATGAAATACCCAGAATAATTAAAATGATATATGATAAATTGTTCGATAATAATGATATTTCCTTTGGTTCTAACAGAATTATGAGAAAAGCTGAAGATATTATGAAAGATTATGGATTGAGGTGATTATATGGCTAACATATTTTCTCTTTTTGGTAGAATTTTTGTTGATAATGAAAAAGCCAATAAGTCTATAGATGATACGAAGAATAAAGCAAAGGATAGTAGTAAATCCTTTGCTGAATCTTTTTCTAATGTTGCAAAGAAAACTATGCAAATAGGAACTGCTGTTGTAGGTGCTGCAACTACTGTAGTTGGCGGTATAACTGCAATGGCTACTAATGTAGCAGATGAAGCGGGAGCTATAGATGATGCTGCTAAAAAAGTAGGTACATCCGCTGAAGAATATCAAAAATGGGCTTATGCCGCTAAACTAGGTGGTATGGAAACTTCCAAGTTAGAAGCTCTGATGGTTAAGCAGCAAAAAGCATTTTCTGATGCCAAAGAAGGTAGTAAATCTATGTCAGAAGCTTATCAGCGGCTGGGGATAGATATAAATAATATTGGTAGTTCAGGGGATGCATTTAACTTAGTTATAGCCAAATTAGCAGATATGGAAGATGCAACTACTAGAAATGCTCTCGCAAATGATATATTTGGTAAGTCATATGCTGACTTAGCACCAATGCTTGCAGAAGGCAGTGCTGGAATAGAAGCTTGGAAACAAGAATGTGAGGATTTAGGTAGTGTTCTTTCTAATGATGCAGTAACTGCAGGCGCTGACTTTGGAGATATGATAGATAGAGTGAAGACTTCTTTTAGTGGAATGTATAAACAGTTGATTTCTAAGGCATTACCTATTATTTCACAATTACTCCAAATCATTCTTGATAACTTACCAGCAATTCAAAGCATGTTTGATACTCTTGCACCTGTTCTTGTGGATACTTTAAATGCTATTTTACCTGTTTTTGTTCAATTTGTATCTGACTTGCTTCCAATTATAGTTGATCTTATTACTCAGTTGATGCCTACGATTACCACTATAATTCAGGAACTATTACCTATATTTTCACAAATACTTAGTATTATATTACCTCCAATTATTCAAATAGTACAGCAATTATTACCTGTATTATTACCAATAATTGAGGCTTTATTACCATTGTTAACACCTTTGCTTGAATTACTAAGTTTTCTTATAGATACGACTTTAAAGCCTATCATAAATGTTATATCTAGTATAGCAAATGTTATCAGCAATGTATTGGTTAAAGCACTTAAGTTTTTAACTCCTGTTGTAGAGGGTGTTAAGACAGTATTTTCGAATGTTTTTGGTACTTTGATAAATATAGTTAAAGCACCTATAAACTTCATTATAAGTGGCATAAATCTGTTTATTAAGGCTTTAAATAAAATAAAAGTACCTGATTGGGTTCCTGGAATAGGTGGTAAAGGAATTAATATTCCATTAATAAAAAAATTGAGAGTTGGTATTGATTCTGTACCATATGATGAAATGCCCGCAATCTTACACAAAGGAGAAGCAGTCTTAGATAAGGAAGATGCAGAAGAATATAGAAACAATAGAGGAAAAAAAATAGAGAATAAGATTGTTAATAATTATTATAATACAATAAATATTGATGAGTTAAATTGTAAGGAAGAAAAAGACATTAAGAGAATAGCAGAAGAATTATACTACTTACAAAAGAGGAGTGAGGTTTAATGGAATCATTTACATTTAAAGACATTTCTTCTGATTCTTTAGATTTAATCATAAAAGATATGCCTTTAGTTCCTAGAGCAGAAAAAAATATAGAAATTGTTGAAGTTAGTGGAAGAAATGGAAATTTGCACATTGATAATGAAAACTATTTAAGTAAATCTTACTCTGTCATTTGTATAGCAACAAAAAAAGATAAGATAGACAGTATAAATTCATCTTTAAGTGGTACAGGAAAATTAACATTATCTAAGTATTCTGATAGATATTTTAATGCTACTATTAAAAATCAAATAGACTATACACTGTATTTAAATACATTTCATGAATTTCCTATTCAATTTGATTTAGATCCTATTGCTTATAGTAATCAATTAACAGAACAGTCTTTGACTGAAAGCGGAAATATAAATGTAGGAGGAAATGTAGAAGTTTTTCCTACTTTAATTATTACTGGAGTAGGAAATGTCACAATTAATGGTTACCCATTATCTGTTGAAGAAACAGGTATAACTATTGATTGTGAACTTATGAATTGTACAAAAAATGGCTTGTCTGCAAATGATAAAGTCATATTAGATGAATTTCCAAAATTGAAAGTTGGTAATAATGATATAGTTATTGGAGAAGGTATAACACAGTTAGTTATAAAATATAGAAAGGGGTGGTTATAAATGCTTGTTCTTTATACTAGCAAAGCCACCTCTTTTTCTAATTTAGGACTAGGCATCTTAAAAGATTTAAAAAGTGATCCTTTAATAACTGAAGAATTAAATGGCTCTTTTATATTAGAATTTGAATATATAAAAAATGGCTTTTTAAGTGAAAAACTTATAGAAGGCAATTTAATAAAATGTGATAATCAGTTATTTAGAATTAAGAATATTACTAAAAGTTTAGCTAATGGTGATAGTATTAAAATATTAGCACAGCAGCATTTTCAATTTGATATGTCTAAAAACTTTTTGTCAGATGTCGCTCCAACAAAGTTAAGTGGTGTAAATGCATTAAAATGGATAGTAGATCGTGCTGAAGTAGAAACAGATTTTGTTATAGGTGGTGATTGTACTAACGTATCAAGTGCTAGATATGTCAGAAAGAATGTGTCGGATGCTATTTATAATGCTGATAATAGTTTACTGAGTCGTTTTGGTGGTGAATTAGAATTTAATTTAAAAAATGTTTACTTGCACCAAAAAAGGGGCAGCAATAAAGGATTTTCAATTAGATATCGAAAGAACTTAAAAGGCTTAGAATTTAATTTGGATTTTTCAACAGTAGTTACAAAGATATGCCCGCAAGGTGCTAATGAATTATTATTAGATGATTTATATGTATCATCTCCAAGAATTAATAATTATTTTCAGCCTTTCTTCCAGAAGGTTGATTTTAATAATATAGGAGTAGATGATGAGACTACTGAGGCGGAGGCTAAAGAACAATTAAAAGAGGCTGCTTTAGAACTATTTAATCAAGGAATAGACTTACCTGAGATTTCAATCAAGGTTGATTTTGTTGAACTGTCTAAATGTACTGAATATAAACAGTATCAGAATTTAGAATCTTGTTCTTTAGGTGATACAATAAAGGTAATTATACCAGAGTTTGACATAGATACATCAGTTAGAGTAGTTAAAACAGTATATAATGATAGTTTAAAGAGATTGACTTCTTTAGAATTGGGTACAGCAGCAAAAAATATTATTTCTTCACAAACTAGTGCAATAAGAGAAATAGAAAATGCTATCGAAAATCCAGTTAATATTTTGGCTAGTGCAAAAAAGGAAGCTACAAAATTAATTAATCATCCATTTAAAGGAAACCTTTTCATAGATGAGAAAACAGGAGTTTTATATCTTATCGATACTAATGATATTAATACTGCTAAAAATGTATGGAAATGGTCAATGGGAGGTTTAGGCTTTTCTTCTAATGGAGTAAATGGAGAATTTACCACTGCAATTACACAAGATGGCTCTATAGTTGCTGATTTCATTACTACAGGTAAATTAAATACAAACTTAATTGAAGGTTATGATAATCTTTTAATTGATGTAAGTAAAATAAAAGATGTTACCAGAACTATAATTGCTAATAATTATGTAGAAATAACTGATGCAGTAAAAGGACAAATTATTAATTTTTCAATTAAAGGCAATATGTCTTTATTTTTCTTTTCAAGTAATACTTTTTTAGGTAGCAATACTTTTTTTAAAAATTCTAAATTAGTAATTGAGGATTCTAGTGGCAATAAAAAAGAAATAGAAACAAATTTGAAAAAATTAAATAGTTTTAACAATGTATTTGATGAATTTGTTATAGATGATACAGGAACATATATAATTAGAAGAATAGGTGTTAATAGTGATTTATCATTCTATATTTTAGAGAAAGAAAGTATAGAATCACTTCCTTTAATAAAATTGGAATTAAATGAAGGATATAATAAAATTTATATGAAGTCTTTCTCAAATTTAACTTATACACTTAAGTATGCAAAGAAAAATGATTATACAGATATTTTTGCAACGAAAATAGAAATGAATTCTTCAATTACTATGAATAATCAAAATATTGATTTAAAGTTGCTAAAAAAGACCGATAAAGAAAACATAATTGCACAAATAAATATGAGTACTGAAAAAAATGAAGATGGTTCTTTAATTCAAATCGAAAGTGATAAATTGAATATTAAAAATAAAAAATTTAATTTGCTAAGTGATCAAATAGAAATAGATAGTCCTAATTTTTCAGTTACTAAAGAAGGTAAGATAAAATCCACAAGCGGTGAAATTGGAGGATTTGAACTAAATGATATTTGTTTTCATACTCATGTAGAAGATTCCTATACCTATACCAAAGATGATGCAGATCGTGTTCTGGCTATAGTAAAAGGAAGTACCGCCACTGAAGAAGAAAAACAATTATATGACCTTGATGAAGATGGCAAGATTACAAGATTAGATTATACAATTATTTTGAGAAAGGTATATGGTTATGAATCTACAAAAGGCGATTTCTATATATATTCAAATGATCCTAGATATATGATAAGAGCAATAGGAAATGGAACAAAAAATAAACCAACTAAAATAGGCTTGTCAATGGTGTCTACAACTGAATATTATGGATGCAGAGGTAATTTTACTAATTTTGATGATTCTACTTCTCAAACTATAATCGATGGTGGACAAGTTAGTTGTGTTGCATTAACCCAAACATCACTGGAACAAAATAAGAAAAATTTCGAGGAATTTACAAATGCATTAGAAGAAATAAAAAAAACTGACATTTATAAATATAATTTAAAATCCGAAAATGATACAAAGAAAAAACACTTAGGATTTGTTATCGGAGATAATTATAATTATTCACACGAAATAACTTCAGTAGATGAAGATGGTAAAGAAATAGGTGTTGATAGTTATTCAATGACATCTTTATGTTTGCAAGCAATAAAAGAACAACAGTTATTAATAGAAGCTTTACAAATTAAGATAAAGAAATTGGAGGAAAAATCAAATGGAACAAATAGTTAAAAAAGAATTTAAAGATTCGCCTGATGAAACTACTCCATTCGAATCAGAGTGGTTTAATGATTTCCAAGATAAAATAATTGCAAATTTTAGCAGTTGTTTATTTTTTGTAGAAGATACATCAGATACAAGTACTAATGCTAGTACAGAAAGTGAGGAATAAAAAAATATGAAAAAAGTAAACTACAAGTTAATTAGGGGGGGGGGTTGCATTATTTAGCAATTCTTCCTATGGAAAGGAGGGAAGTATTTAATTTAAATAATACTTCTACTTCTTTTTGTTCAACGATAGGTGGTTACTATGGATAAGGTGACAGGTTTATTATATACAGCAGAGGGAAAGATTTTTTATCCAAGACCTTATTATCGAATTGGAGATTTTTTAGAAAGTACAAATCCAAATAATCCTGCTGATGATGGCTATATTGGAACTTGGGAATTGTATGGTAAGGGTAGAGTGACTGTATGCATAGATACTAACGATTCAGACTTTAATACAATTAATAAAGAAATAGGTGAGAAAAAACATAAATTAACTGTTGATGAAATGCCTAGCCATAGCCATAATGTAAGTACTGCGGTAAAAAGTGGCAATGAAAGTTCGTATGTTACAGTAACTCCAGTTGGAAATTGTGATGGAACAACATTTTGGAAAACAGGTATAACTGATACTAAAGGTGGTTCTCAATCCCATAATAATCTCCCACCATCAATAGTAGTTTATCGTTGGAGAAGAATAGCATAATGCTATTATATGAATAAAACAAAAGTAAATTTAGATAATAACTTAATATTAAAAAGTGAAAATGTTGAATACAATAATGACACTTTAAAAA